CGATGTCGCCGGCCTTGGCGAGTTCGACGAGCCGCGCGAGCTTGTTGCGGAAGCGCGCGTGCGTCGGTGCGCTGAAGTCGGGCGGCTCGGGGAGCTTGCCCTGGCGCGCGGCTTCCTCGATCGAGGCGCGCTTGCCCACGGCGCGTGGCTGAGTCTTCGCGTCCGGCGCGGGTTCGGGCTTCCTGGGCGCCGGTCGCTTCTCTTCCTTCGCCTTGTAGGCGAAGCCGTCCTTGGTCTTGACGATCTCGAACTCGTCGTCCTTCAGCCCCGCGGCTTTCGCCGCGCGCTGGGCATTGAATTTCTTGGCGTAGGTCTTCATTTTCGGTTCCTCTGCCGGTGTCGAAGCCTCGTCGGTAACGAGGGCAGACCGACCGTCCGCGTCGATCGCATAGATCAAGGCGCGCCTTCCGTTGCGGTGCTCATCCGCGATCCGGGTCGCTTCGTTTCGCGCGTCGGCGAGGGTTTCGGCTGACGCCCTGGCGTAGCAGCCCCGGCCGAGGAAGAGCGCGACATCGAAGCGGATCGCGTTGGCGATTACGTTCCGGTCCCGGATGTCGGCGGGATGCGGCTTGCGCACCATGTGCTTCTCCGTGGGGTTGGTCTTCGAGCGGCGTCAGTCAGGCTCGACCCGCGAAGAAGAGCAACTCCTAAGTCCCTGGAATTGTGAGCATATCCGGAGCCTGGAAGAGCATGGGTCTCTCCCGCAGGGCCTACGCCCGCCATCGCGGAGTAGCCGAAAACGCGGTTCGGGCGGCCATTGCGACGGGCAGGATAACCCTCGAGCCGGACGGGACCATCGATCCGGAGAAGGCGGACGCTCAATGGGCGGCGCGTACCGATCCCGCGCAGCAGCGCGGGCGCCATGCGCGCCCGAAGGAAGACCGCGCGGACGACGGCAAGGCCGTCCCACGCGCCGCCGTGGATGCGGTTCAGAAAACGCTCCGCGAGTCCGGTGAAAAGCCGGAAGGCGACGTGACCTTCCTGCGCGCCCGCACCGCGAACGAGGTCATCAAGGCGCAGGAGCGCAGCCTCCGCCTGGCGAAGATCAAGGGCGAACTCGTGGATCGAGCCCGCGCCGTCGCGACGATCTTCGGCCTCGCGCGGCGCGAACGCGACGCATGGGTGCAATGGCCGGCGCGCGTCGCTGCGCTGATGGCGGCCGAATTGCAGATCGATCCGCATCGGATGGAAACGGTTCTGGAAAAGCATGTCCGACGGCATCTCGCCGAACTCGCGGACGTCCGGGTCGAAATCAGGTGACGCCTACGACGGCGAGACCGACATCGTTCGCGCCTGGGCGCGGGGTCTGGCGCCCGACCCGGCGCTGACGGTTTCGGAATGGGCGGATCGCTACCGCATTCTTTCGTCGCGAGCCTCGTCCGAGGCGGGGCGCTATCGGACCGACCGCACGCCTTACATGCGCGACATCATGGATGCGCTTTCGCCCTCGCATCCTGCGCGGCGGATCGTGTTCATGTCGGGCGCGCAGCTTGGTACGACCGAAGCGGGCAACAACTGGATCGGCTACTGCATCCATCAGGCGCCGGGTCCATTCCTCGCGGTCCAGCCGACCACCGAATTGGCGAAGCGCCTGTCGCAGCAGCGCATAGAGCCGCTTATCGAGGAAAGCCCCGAACTGCGCGAGATCGTCATGCCGGCGCGAACGCGCGACAGCGGCAACACGGTACTCGCAAAGCGGTTCGCCGGCGGACAGCTTGTGCTTACCGGCGCGAACAGCGCTGCCGGCCTGCGGTCGATGCCGGCGCGATGGCTCTTCCTCGACGAGGTGGACGCCTACCCCGGCGATGTCGAGGGAGAAGGCGATCCCGTCGCCCTCGCCGAAGCGCGGACTCGGACGTTCGGACACCGTCGGAAGGTCTTCATGGTCTCGACGCCGACGATCAAGGGATTGTCGCGGATCGAGCGGGAATTCGAGGCAACGGATCAACGGCGCTACTTCGTGCCGTGCCCGCATTGCCGCCATATGCAATGGCTGCGCTTCGAGCGCCTTCGCTGGGAAAAGGGACAGCCGGCTACCGCGGAATACATCTGCGAGAACTGCGAGAAAGGCATCGGCGAGCATCACAAGACGGCGATGCTCGCTGCGGGAGAATGGCGCCCCACCGCCGCATGCGCCGACCCGTATGTGATCGGCTTTCATATTTCTGGCCTCTATTCGCCGGTCGGATGGCTTTCGTGGGAGCAGATCGCCCGCGATTGGGAAGCGGCGCAAGGGAACGACGCGGCGCTGAAGGCCGCAAAGAACACGCTGCTCGGAGAAAGCTGGCAGGAGCGCGGCGAGGCGCCCGACTGGAAACGGCTCTACGAGCGCGAGAAGGAACACGCGCTTCGGACCGTGCCGTGGGGCGGGCTTGTGCTCACGGCCGGCGCTGACGTTCAGCACGACCGCATCGAGGTCGATGTATGGGCGTGGGGGCGCGGGCTCGAAAGCTGGCTCGTCGATCACGTCGTGATCGAGGGCGATACGTCCCGCTCCTCGGTTTGGGACGCGCTGACCCAACTGCTCTCGGCCGAGTGGAAGCACGAAGGCGGCGCGGCGATGCGGATCGCGCGGCTCGCCATCGATTCCGGCGACGGCCGTTCGACATCGCAGGTCTATTCGTGGGTGCGCCAATTCGGCGCCGGCGTCGCGGTGCCGATAAAGGGCATCGAGGGTTTCGACCGGTCCTCGCCGGTGGACGGCCCCACCTACGTCGATGCGACGGAGGGCGGCCGAAAGATTCGGCGCGGCGTCCGGCTCTGGAAGGTTTCGGTCGCGGTGTTCAAGTCCGAGACCTATCGCTTCCTGCGGTTCGACCGGCCGACGGCGGACGATCTGCGGAACGGCGTCGCGTTTCCCGACGGGTTCATTCACCTGCCGTCGGGGATTTCGGCGGAATGGGTCAAGCAGCTTACCGCCGAGCAGCTTGTGACGGTTCGCGACAGGCGCGGCTTTTCGAAGCTTGAGTGGCGGCAGATGCGCGAGCGCAACGAGGCGCTCGACTGCCGCGTCTATGCGCGAGCCGCGGCCTGGATGCTCGGCATCGACCGTTGGCAGGACGCGAAGTGGAAAACCCTTGAGCAGCAGGTCGCGGCGGACCGGCCGGCGGAGCAGCCCGCGGGCGAAGTGAAGCCGGTCGCCGCGCCGGGCGGGAAGCGGAAATCGAACTGGCTCGGCGGCCGTGACGGGAGATGGTTCTGAAATGAGCTGGACGCAGGCGGAACTCGACGCGCTCAAGACGGCGTATGCGAGCGGAACGACGCGCGTCACCTACGAAGGCAAGACCGTCGAATACGATTCCGAGGCGGCGTTGCTTCGGCGCATTCAGACGATCGAGTCCGCGATCAGCGCCGCCGCGGGAACGCCGCGGCCGGTGGCCGGCTATGCCTCCTTCGGCCGCGGTGATCGATGATGCGGGCGCAGGCTCCGGCCCCGACGCTGCTCGACCGCGCGATCGCGGCGGTCGCGCCGCGGACCGGCGTGAAGCGACTGCTCGCCCGCCAGGCCTTCGATGGCCTGGCGAAGCGCGCTTACGACGGCGCGGCTCGCGGACGGCGGACGGAAGGCTGGCGATCGACCGGCGCCTCGGCAGACGCGGAGATCGCTTCCGCCGGCGCGCTTCTGCGGAACCGCATGCGCGATCTCGTGCGCAACAACCCGCATGCGGCGAAGGCGGTAAGCGCCTGGGTGAGCAACATCGTGGGCGACGGAATCACGCCGCGCGCGAACACGGGCAACGCGGCGCTCGACAAGAAAATCGACGCACTCTTCGCCGAATGGTCGAAGGTCTGCGACGCGGACGGCCGGTCGGACTTCAACGGGCTTACCACGCTCGCCGTCAGAGAAATGGTAGAATCCGGCGACGTGTTCGCGCGGCGCCGCATGCGGCGCGTCGAGGACGGCCTGCCGGTGCCGTTGCAAATCCAATTGAACGAGGCCGATCACCTCGACGAGTCGAGGCTCGATGCGCGACCGGACGGAAGCCGCACGGTTCGCGGCATCGAATATGACGCCATCGGCCGGCGCGCCGCCTATTGGCTCTTCCCGAACCATCCGGGGGACATCGGGCTTTCGGTGTCCCAAAGCATCGTTTCGGTCCGAATTCCCGCCGACGGAGTGATCCACCTGTTCGCGCGAGACCGCGTTCAGCAGCGCGGCGTGCCGTGGGGCGCGCCCGTGATGCGGGCGCTGCGCGATCTGGACGACTGGACGAATTCCGAGCTCGTCCGAAAGAAGACCGAGGCGTGCCTCGTGGGCATCGTCACGGCCGCCGACGACGCCGATCAAGGCGTGGCGCCCGCCGTCGTCGATGCGGACGGCAAGACCATCGAGCAGTTCGAGCCCGGCCTTATCGCCTATGCGCGCGGCGGCAAGGACATCAAGTTCAACCAGCCGGCGGCGACGGCCGGCATAAGCGAATGGCTGCGGGCGCAGCTTCACATCGTGGCGGCCGGCTTCCGCCTGCCCTACGAGCTGCTGACGGGCGACCTTTCGCAGGTCAACTATTCGTCGATTCGGGCGGGTATCGTGGAGTTTCGGCGGCTGGTTTCCGCGATCCAGTGGCAGGTCGTCATCCCGATCTTCTGCCAGCCGATATGGGACTGGTTCATCGCGGCGGCGTATGCGGCGGGCTTGATCCCCGTAGCGACAGCGGGCGTCGAATGGGAGCCGCCCAAGTTCGAGTATCTCAACCCGCTCGATGACGCCCGCGCCGACCTGATGATGGTGCGGATGGGCTCGACCTCGCTTCGCCGCGTCGTGGCGCGCCAGGGCGAAAACCTCGACGACATCCTCGCCGAGACTGCCGCGACCAACGCGGTTCTCGACGAACTCGGGATCATTCTCGACAGCGATCCCCGCAAGGTCACGCAACAGGGCCTCTATCAGCCCGAAGCGGCAAGCGCATCCGGCGGTCAGCCCACCGGAGCGACGCAGAAGTCCTAAAGCAAGGAGGCAATCATGCCCGATCACGTTCGGGAGCGCCGTGACGTGCTCCCGATGCAAACCCGGCGCGCGCCGATTTCCTCGGTCGATGCCGAGGCGCGCACCGTCGATCTCGTCTGGACGACCGGCGCGTCGGTTCGCCGTCGCAAGTTCGATTGGGACACGATGCGGACCGTCAATTACGACGAAATCCTTATCGTCTCCGACAAGGCGGTCGATCTTTCGCGCCTGAACGCGGGCGCGGCGGTTCTCGACAGCCACGATACGTGGTCCACGCAGTCGCAGGTCGCGGTCGTCGAACGCGCCTCGATCGAGGACGGCAAGGGCATCGCCACAGTGCGCTTTCCGCAGCCCGGCGTGGACGCGAACGCGGATCGGCTGTTCGCCCTCGTGGCCGACAAGATCGTCCGCAACATCTCGGTCGGCTACACGATCGACAAGGTCCGCATCGAGAAGTCGGAGACTTCCGGCGATGTCGAAAAGTGGTTCATCGAGCGCTGGACGCCGCACGAACTTAGTTTCGTAACCATCCCGGCCGATCCGGGCGCGCAGGTTCGCGCACAGGAAGCGGACCGTCTCTTCCCCTTCGAAATCGTCAACCGGGCGCAGCCCGCCAATCAGGAGAACCATGCCATGCCGGAAGATACCGTCATGCCGGGCAGCGCGCCGGCAGAAGACACCGCAACGGAGGCCGCCCGCGGGGCCGCTCCGCAGCCGGCCCCCCAGCCGACCGCCGAGCAGGTGCGCGCGCAGGAGCGCGAGCGCATCACCACCATCGTGGGGCTGGTCGATCAGTTCAAGCTCGACCGCGCAGTGGCGGACGATCTCGTCGCGCGCGGCGTGACGATCGAGGAAGCCCGCAAGGTCGTACTCGACAAGCTGGCCGAGCGCGACTCGCGCGGCGCCGGCCATTCGCAGGTCTCCATGCCGGCCGGCGGCCTGGACGCGACCGTGACGCGCCGCGAGGCCATCGCGGAGGCGATCCTGCATCGCGCCCAGCCGCAGGCGTTCCAGATGACGGACCGCGCCCGCGAGTATCGCGGCATGCGCCTGCTCGACATCGCGCGCGATTGCCTGGAAGCGGCGGGCGTGCGCACGCGCGGCATGACGCCCAACGAGATCGCGCACACGGCGACCCGCGGCGCCGGTCTGCAATCGACCAGCGACTTCCCGCTCATCCTCGCGGCGGTCGCCGGCAAGCGTCTGCGGCAGGCCTATGCGGGCACGCCGCGCACGTTCACGGCCTGGGCGCGCGGCGTCACGGCCACCGACTTCAAGCCGATGTATCCAACGCAGGTCGGCAACTTCCCCGCGCTCAAGGCCGTGATGGAAGGCGCCGAATTCAGCTACGGCACCATCGCGGAAGGCCGGGAATCCTATCAGCTCGCCACCTATGGCCGCATCGTCGCGCTGACGCGGCAGGCGATCGTCAACGACGATCTCCGCGCCTTCGACCGCGCCATCGGGACGGCGGGGCAGCGCGCGGCCGACCTCGAATCGAGCATCGTCTACAACGTGCTCATCGCCAACGCGAACCTTGCCGACGGCGTGGCTCTCTTCCACGCGAACCACGGCAATCTCGGCACCTCGGGCGTGATCGACGAGGGAGCGCTGTCCGAG